ACGCACATCAGGTCAGACAGTTGTTAAGGCTGGAGCACTTGCTACTTATAATGATGTAGCTGCTGCTGAGTCAATGTTGCATCGTCAAGATGTTTCAATGACTACAATGAAAACAATGGCGCTAAATATTCCTGACTACAATACAGTAGCTGGTAATTTGGCGGCTAGAGATTTCTTGAGCAATAATAAAGCTCTTGGTGCTTACGAGCGATCTCTTGTTGGTGAAGTAGCAAGTTTTGATACTTTCAAAACAAGCTTCATGCCGCGTGTTCTTGGTCAGGCTACTGCAGTTGTTACTGCTGGTGGTGTTTCACAGAGCCACGTTCCTTCGCCTAGCATTAAAAATCCATTAACTGGTAACACTGAAAACCTTGATAACAGATTCATGTCTTTGCAAGTTGACACGACTGTTGGCGTTAATCCTGGTGATCGTTTCACCATGCCTGGCGTGTTTGAGTGTTCATTGATTAATAAAAATGATACTGGTGAGCTTCGTACATTCACAGTTGTTGGCGCAATTGATGCTACACATTTACAGATCTCTCCTGCTCCTGTTTGGGTTAATGGCCCTTCAGATGCTGAGAAAGATTACGGAAACGTGACTGCTCAATTACCTAATGCGACTGCATTAACTTGGTTGAACACTACCACTGCGCCAATGAGTGCGTTTTGGGAAAATGATTCAATCTGTATCAATAGCGGTAATTTAGCTGTTGAAGGTTTAAGCGGAGTGAATGTTATGCGTGATGTGACTGATTCTGGTTTACAGTTGATCATTGCAAACGAAGGCGATCTTGGAAGCTTTACTAACAAGTATCGTGTCACTGGCTTTTGGGGTGTTACTAACAAAGATCCAATGAAAAATGGTATCTACTTAGCTAACCAGTAATAGAAAAATAAAAAAGGCGGCTTCCAATTTCGGGGGCCGCATTTTTTTAATCTTCGAGAAATATTATGAAACCTACCAAAGCTGCAAAAAAAGCAATGCGTGAAATGAAACGAATGGATCCATCATCTTCTGTATCGGATTCTGAATATAAAGCTGCAATGAAAAAGCTTGGAGCAAACAAAACAAAAAACGAAAAAGAATATCGTAAACAAGGCTACTAATTGTAGGTATCGTTATGAGCACAGCAAACGAAAGAGTTAACAGTGCGCTACAATTAATCGGTGCAACATCTCCAATAAAACCTGCCAGGGCTGAAGTGATTAATAAAACATTCACTGTGTTTCAGCAAATGCTGTCTCTCTGGAATTCTCAAAGCATTGGCACCGGCATTACTTATCCCAATGTACTTGGTGATGAGCTTGGTGAGCCAGAACAAATTCAAATGGCCATCGATTATCAATTAGCAATAAAAGCTGCGCCATACATTCAAAAAATGGTATCTGAAGATGTTCGTAAACAATCGAGAGCATTGATGCAGCAATTAAGAAATCAATTCTCACCAAAACCCACTACCTTATATCCAGGATCCTTACCTATTGGATCAGGCAATACAAGATTTCCCATCGGCCCAACATTTTATCCAGAAACTGAAACTTTGGATGATGAAAGCGGAGTGCCTATTACGGTATGAAAATTTTATCTTTAATGCGGAAGACCACACTGGCCGCAAGTGAGCCCACTACATTAATTCCTTTTGCTAGTGCTGTTGATCAGCAAACTTATGCAATTACTTTTGAGAATATGCTTGTTAATATTTTGGCGTATGTTTCTGACAGTATTGTTGGTGGTGCTGATACGCAGATTCAATTTAATAACAATGGCGTGTTTGATGGTAGTCCAAATTTTGTATGGGATTACAATACAAATGAATTAAATGTTACTGGCAATATTTCTGCACAGCAAATTGCATGCTCTGCGTTAAACGGTGTCGAAATAACTAGTGCTGGTGTCGCTACAAATTATTTAAATGAATCGGGAAGCTATTCACCTATAACAATCTCTGCTGGTGGATCGGCCAATCAAGTGCAATTTAATAATGCCGGAGTGCTAGGCGGATCTCCAAGCTTTACTTGGAATGCTGGCGTACTCACAGTTGTTGGATCTGTAAATGGTACTAATTTTAATGGTGTCGTATTAACTACTGGCGGATCAGCCACACAGTTTTTAAATGGCGCTGGTAATTATGTTGCTCCACCATTGACTGCTGCCGGTGCTGCCACACAAATACAATTTAATACTGGCGGATTACTTTCCGCAAATCCAAACTTAACCTGGAATGGTTCTACTTTAGGTGCGCCTAGTTTTAATTCTGTTCCATTGTCAGCAGCAGGATTGGCATCTACTTATTTGAATGGTGCCGGTGCTTACACTACGCCACCAGATACAGTTGTAAATCCAGCAGGTGCTAATACAGAATTACAATTTAATAATGCTGGTGTCTTTGGTGCAAGCGCATCACTTACCTGGAATGGCACTACACTTAATGCGACACAATTTAATGGCGTTGCTTTAACTGCTCTCGGTGCTGCTACTGACTTTTTAAATGCTGCTGGTAATTATGTTCCTGTGCCTCCTGTTTCTGGAGATATGCTTCAATCCGTTTATGACTCTGGCAATGTGCAGTTAAATGTTTATGACAAAGCAAATGCCACCGGTATTGATCAAATTCCTGCTGGCACAATTCTTACTCCACCAATACTTATCGCTAATGTTGATGACTACAATCCTGCTGGATTTGATACTAATAGTTTACTTAGGATGGAATCGGATATTGGTAACAATTATCGTGTAACAGGTTTTGTCGCGCCTCCTGCTGGAGTTAACCGAATCATAACTATTACAAACATAGGAACAAACGGTGATAGGGTTGACTTACGAAACAATGATGCAGGAAGTTTACCGGCAAATAGAATGTTGATGAGAGGCAATATAAACCTTCAGGATGATAGGGTAATACAGCTCTGGTATGACCATGTAGATTTAAGATGGCGAGTTTTGAGCGAGGGTACTTAAGATGAAAATTTATATCGAAGATGGTGAAACATACCCAGCAGTCCAGGCATTACAAGATGGTGATGCTGCTCCTGCCGGCTATTCAGAAGTAACAGATATTGAAACCTTTTATAAATACGGAAAGTCTTCTACAAATAATTTAATTGAAGGCTGGATGGATGAGCTTGCATTTCGCAGTAAGTTAAAGGTAATGATTTATACCAAGATGCAAGTGACTCTGCCTGCTCATGTTGATACACAAGCTAATTGGGATTTATTAAATGCTGGTGAGAAAAGTATCGCTGCACATTATTTTATTATTGGTAAAGAATCTTTTCTTCTCGAAGTAAATAATGATTCCAGGTATTGGGTTATTAAAGCTGGCGAGTATCGATGCTGGACGCAATCTGATAGACGAAGACGATCAGAAATGTGCGAAGCAATTATCTTTATGCGTATGGAAAATTTAGGCGATGCAAAATTAACTTTGGCTGAGCTGAATCAGATCACTAAAGATACTGTTCTTGATATTGATGCTGTCACCAATAAGTTAAATGGAAAGGCGAAAGTAAAACGACTCAATCAAATGTACATTGAAGGATTAGAAGACGAAGCTAATGACGGTGTTGTTGCGATTAAAGATTGGATACAAAGCACAGTCGGTACTCCGTTTGAAAACAATGGCTTTATGAATTTAGGATTTCCTTTTAAAACAGGACACACTGTTCAATCAGTAGCAGACGAGCTTATGTCTATTCTTAACGGTACTTTCTAATGAGATATAAACGCACAAGCTTTTGTGGACCAGCAGGTAATGGATTTATTTCCAAAGTTTTATCTGCGGCAATTGCCTGGTGCTTGGATGTATTAAAAATTAATTTAGAAGGCCCATGCAGTAAGCATGATGTTAATTGGAATGATGGGCCGGACACAGTTGATGATATGAGATTTGCTTTAGATGTTTATGTTGAGGTAAGACCAATCAGCCCACTTCTTGCAGGAATCATGGCTTTAGTTGGATTTATTTTAGTTCGATGTACTGCAATAGTTTATAAATTTTTGGAGAGATTTCGTGCCTGATGTTCCACTACCTACAGGCTATCAAGGCATTGATGAATTTCCTCGATTGCATGAGAGTTTAATTAATATGCTGAATGCTGGTGGAAATAAAATTTATCAGCGTCCAGGTATTATTCCATTTGCTAATGGGATTGCAAATTGTCGTGGCCAGCATAAATTTAAGAATGAGCTTTATCAGGTATCAGGACAGAAATTAATTAAGATCCAGGAAGATGGTACTGTTATAGATATTTCTACAGATCAATTATTAGATATTGAAGGCGATGCAGATTGTGTAATGGAAGCTGGATTTTCTCACTTGGTAATTATTGTCAATGGTGGCGATGTTAATGATCGTGGATATTTTTGGGATGGCGCTACGCTTCTAGAAATAACGAGTCCAAATTTTGTTGCGTCAAAAGATGTTACTTACATGAATGGCCGTTACATTTATATTCCATACGATGGCCAGCCAGCATTCTTTTCGGATCCATTTGCTCCAGGAACAATTCAAGCATTATCTTTTTTCGATGCAGAAGAACAGCCGGATTTAAATACTGGTAATTATAATTTCAAGAATCGTTTATATATTATGGGCGAAGATACGACAGAAGTATTTCGTGATACTGGCACACCGGTCACTCCTTCTAATCCTGTGCCTTATCAGAGAATTGATGGCGCATCTATCTGGACAGGATTGGTAGCAGGCCATGTGTTATACGGCCCATCATTTGCTTTTCTTGGTAAAGATAAGGCAGAAGGTAATTTTGGTTTCTTTGTTATGGGCTCAGGTACTGCGGAAAGAATTTCCAATGA